ACTTCGCCTACTGGTGCTATTTTTCCGCTAATGGTACGACGTGCTGAGTCAGCAGCCGTAATTTCGCTAGAGAATGTTAGTTTCATTTACGTTATTTCCGTTCGGTGTCAAATCTTCCATCTCCATAGCTTGCTCTACAGAAATGAGCCCTAGCGATAACAGCTTCTCAATTACATTCAATCTTTCCATAGCATCACTGCGTAGGAATGTGTCATCTATTGCAAAACGCACGATATTACCGCGCGGTGTAATGTCATCCATCGAAAGTCTATCTTCAATAGCAGAATAGAACGGACGAAGTGACAAATCTACGAACTGTTTACGCTCGTCAATTACATTAGCGTAAGTCATGCTGTTATTCATTTCAGCAGATAAATACCATGCTGGTACATTCATCATACGAGCAATTTGAGTAGCCATAAATTGAGCAGACTCGTTATAGGTCATGTCCTTAGGTGAAAACTGTGTAACCTGATAATCTAAAGTAGAAGTCATGTATGCAGTGCTACGGTTCTTACGTGATTTTTCAAATGCGTTAAGAATTCCGAGAGCTTCAGCTTCTCCAATATCTGCACCAGTATTTTTAATTACACCAGTAGGCATTGGAGTAGCTACAGCAGTAGCAGTTGCTTTTTCTAAATCTACAGCAGCGCGTATAGTACGTGCTCCACGAACAAGAACTCCCTCATCGCCTAACGATTGGAAGGTGACAAGCGAACCTAGTCCAGACATAGGGACTGGATTACCGTTTACGTAATATTGTGTAATGAATTCTGTGTACAGGTCTGTATTGAATGTAACGCGTGTATTGGGGACCCACTCGAAAGAAAGTGGACGTCCATCGAGCTCGCTAACGCTCGTTACTTGCCAAAATGCTTGGCCGTAGAAGATAAGACTGTCAACAGTCCAAGCCAATGTTACAGAACGTGGTTGAGCAGGTGATGGTTGACGAACCCATGCTGGCACGTTGTCAATTTCTTCACCAGTAGAGTCACGATAAACTTCTAATGGTGTGCTGGCGATAATGCCTTTAATTAGTGATGCTGCGCGTGCAACGCTAGGGACGCTCATAGCATCACTGCGAGAAATGTTACCGACTACTGTCGGTGCAATCGTCCAATTTTCCGACATAATCTGCGGCGCGTTTTGCGCTTCGATTTTAGTCGGACGGAAACGGTCAAAGAGTCCCATTCAGGATAGGATACCATACAAAACGGACATAAGGTACATATTACACGGCAAGGATTACAGGTTTACTTTGTGGCTTTTGTAACTGGTGTACGACCATAGCAAGTCCAATAGCTGCCGATACGTCACCAGCGGATTTACGTCTTACAATTCTCCAGCCGCCGTCATTTTCTTTAGCCGCGCAATTATTCATAGAGTCAACGAGCGACTGCTGGCCACTATGGACAAGCCTAAAGTTAACTATCGAGTCATAAAGGTCGCCGCACGCCTGATAGAACACCTGGCCGCTCATATCCTGGACTCTATAGCCAGACTGGCTTAATCTTTCAGCCACGCTCATCGTGCTGTATTTGTCGAAACAAATAATTCTAGGCTTATATCGTTTAGCCCATTCGGCTACTTCTACAGCCATCTGTAATTCATCTACAGCTACTTGGCTCTCAAATTGTGCTATAACACCTACGGCCATCTTGCCGTCATCGCGCATCTGTCCAGCTACTAAGGATGCGTTGCGCTTATTTACAGATATATCCATAGCGAAGATAGTCGCTGGCCCAGGCGGTATTGTAAGGTCCTGCATTGTCAAATCCTCAAACGCGTGGTATGGCCAGGGAGATTTCAGCGCGCTTACCCAGGAGCATAATACCTCGGTCCGCGTAGCTTCTACGCTAGAAGTGGCTATAGCTTCTTCTATGGTTTCTTCATCTATCAAATAGCCTAAAGCTGGGTTAGCCTGATACCAGGCGTCTTTGTCGTGTATTTTGGCGAAGTCATCCGCTGAATACTCCCAGTAACCTAAAGATGCTGGCGGATGGTCAATAGCGCGCTGTCGCATCGTATTTAGGACGGTGCTAAACGCATCACCAGCGTTACTTGCCATAACAAGCTGAGAATTTTTACGAGCACGCGTCACTGGCCGCGCCGCAGTAAACGCTTCTTCTGAAACCTCACGCAACTCATCTATGAATAACAAATCCGCGGTTTTACCACGGGAGCCGTCTCTAGTCGCCGCAACTATCTCGTATTTAGCACCTGTAAGGAGCTCTATAGATTCCTGGCCATTAGCCACGCGGATTTGTTTCACTTGAACCATAAGGCTCTCGTTTTGTTCAATTATATCAACAACTTTATTAAAGGTATCTAATGCCATATTACGGTTAGAGGACATAGCCACGATATTACGTTCACCGAATACGAATAGACCCGCCAGGATGCGAACCCTAGCTAAGTGAGTCTTTCCGTTTTGGCGTGCTATCAGAAGTAGGTTGGATTTACGCTTGAACATCCCGTCCTTGTCCACTTTGAGCATATCGGTCAGCACGTACTCTTGCCACGGCAGCAGCGTCATAGGCTCACCGTTTTCTTTAAGCGTTTCCAGGAATTTCTTAACCTCATCTATACGAGACGGGCCTTTAAGCGGTGCGTTCTGTAAGCGTGGCTTTGTAGACCCCTTGCGCTTAGCCATTCTCGATAGCCCCCGTCCGTTCAAATGCGGAAAAAGGTGAGTCTATCTCTTTTTTTATTTTAGTTGGTGCTTTTTGTCCGTTTTTGTCCGTTTTTGTCCGTTTCGGGGAGAGCAAGGCAGCCAAATCAGGGGGGGTAGACGTCTCACCTAAAAAAACGTCAGTTCTCGCACGCTTAGCACTGTTACACGGCTCACACGCTGCAACACAATTCTCCAAAGTGTCCTCGCCACCACGACTCTTAGGCCAAACGTGGTCCACTTGATTCGCTACGTCACCGCAATACGCACACGTGTACGCATCCCTACGTAATACTTGTAGTCGTAGCTTTTTCCAGTGTGCTGTTGACCTATAAGGCTTTAATGCCACGAATGCCTCAGTGAATGAGATAGGGCTTTACACCATGAACCATCATAACGAGCTTCGATATATTCTATGTGTTTATCTATTTGTTCGTAAGCATCCCATGTAGGCGCATACTTACTCATATGCTGGAATATGCCATATGCACCAGAATCCCTATTAACTGCTGTTACTCTCCAGTTACTCTCACGTATAGCTAACTGATTAGCACACTGAAACTCATCCCACTCTAGCTTGTTATACAAATACAGTTTTACATTCTTAATGTGAAATGGCTGTTTATCTTCTTTTATCGCTGGTGATATTTCTTCTGCTGCAGCGAAGCTATATGTCATTAGCAACGCTAAAATGACAATAAGTCGGCCTAATGCTCGTCCGCGAAGTGCGCTGCCTCTCAGGCGCGCAAGCGGTCTGAGCATAACATACCTGTCAAGTTTATCCATGATTTGAGCGTAACCTTTCGGCGTGTCCTAGCTAATGTGACCTGAGTCACAATTAGTCTTTACCCCATCCAGTACCCTTAAAGTGTGTAGCTATTGGAGCCCACACTCGCCACATATAAACGCCACATTCGGCGCATATCATCTCTTTAGCAGCTTCCATAGGAAGTTCTATTTCGTTAACTCGTTCGCATCTGTCGCATTTGAACTCATAGACTGGCATGACTCACACCTCGCTCTATTTCCGTATATCCATAGGCCGCATCCAATACACCTATGTATCAGTGTTGGTTCCATACCCAGACGCTTTCAATAAGTAAACAAGGTCCTCTAAACGCAAAACGGCCACCCAGTCCTGGATAGCCGCTTCACCCTGGCCATTCAGACGTAATACCCCTACGCCCATGCCAGTATTAAGTTTTCTGTCTCTGAGTTGTCTCATAAGACCAGATAAGTCTAGCTTAGTACGAGCTTTAATCTCAATATCTAAGCCTGGCACACCTGTAATGTCAGTGCCATCCCTACCAGCTCCCACGGGTAAAGCGTGTTCCCAGCCGTGGGAGCGTAGGTAGTCAGCTACAAGCTTCTGAGAAGCGTACCCTCGATACTTTCTCGATTGACTCATACCCGTTCTTCATCCTCAGGCCTAAATGACCAGCGCCCACTCGGGTCTACGACCTGCCAGAAAGCCTTGCACTGCTCAGCTTTACGGCTCATAGGTAACGGACACGTATAACCCCGATAAGGTCCCTTAGGCCCCTTGCCTTCTTTAAGTTTCATCTGACCGTGTTTACATTGTGGTATCGGCTCAGCCTTTAATTCTGTCTTTACTAAATCCACTGCATTATCAAAAGCTGAAACTACATCTGCTGGCGGTTCTAACGTAGTATCCCATATAATTTCGGCTGCTGGGTTAGTTGTTTTGAGAAATTCCTTTTGCTCCTCTGTTCTGACACGAATTGGTGCAGGGTTATTCTTAGCGTCGTTAACCTTAGCCATTTCGAGAGCGCTAGGTCGCTTTCCTTTAGCAGACAGTCCCAGGTTAGCGAGACACCTACCGATTGCACTAGTCTCACAATTCTCATAATGAAAAGCAGCGTCCACGCCACGGTCCTTACGAACACCACGCGCATAACCAGTAGCGGAAGGCTGAGTATCAGCATAAGTTCTATAAGCAATAGCCTTAAAAATGGTAATACCTTTTTCATCATCGTTCATAACCTGTTCTGTGATAATCGCACCATCTGGATATTCTTCGTAAAACTTATGTATGCGCGTATCTACGTCCTCATAGTTTTCTAAGTTAAACATCTAATCTCATAGACCCTTCTGTGTATTCAAGCTGCTCTTTGAATGACCATAGCGTGCCATCCCACCATGTCTGTACGTACTTAGCGCACATATAACAGTAATGACGGTTAATGACCTTACCGTAGCGCTCTGACCGTATAGACCACACAGCCTGTTCTTGTCCTCTAGGGTCGTTGACCCCCCAGTGCATTTTGCAGTAATCGCAGTAAGTACCTCTAGGAGTTCTAGTAATTGCCATCGAAATTGTCCCACTCTCCAATAACTGACTCTCCTGCAAGTGCGGCATAACTGACCAGGTCAACGAATGAGTCTCGGTTAGGAGTCTCGACGATACGGGAGACCTTGACCAGAGCCATACAGATACAGACGTCCAGCGGGTCAATTTCCCGTCCGAAATATGTCGCCCAGAGATTCGCAATTCTTTTAATGTTAATTGCTGGATGCCCGTAGTCGAGACCGCGTTCATCAAGCGTTTCTGCGGCTTCCGCCATTATTTCTTTGGCTGTAAAGCCACTTCGCCCTGTTGTACCCATGTGTGTAGCCCCTTTTGTAGTGTTTTTCGGTTAATGACATTATGAACCAATAAGCTAAAGACATAGCTATTAGTAATCCAAAACAAACGTAAACAATCTGCTCTGGTGTTAGGTTGTGTTTCATATAGCCCCTTTCGTTAAGTCGAAAGGTACGCCTGGTCACAGACAAATACCACGCCAGTATCGGCGTGTCGTATAACGATTTGATAACGGCTTAGCCGTACCGCTTACCCTCTACTACGAAGGACCCAGATTTATCTATGGGTACTGTGACGGGCGTCACACCTTTACGGTCTACGTATAAGATGCCGAAACCCTGCTGCCAGTTAAATGTCCCACGTGTATAGTAGGCTTGTGCAGTATCCATTAAATGTCCTACCTCAAAGCCTGTCAGGATACCCGTTAAATGGCCTCCAGAGGCCGTTGTAAAGCTCGAAATACCCTGCCTATGGGTATGACCACACACCACGGACTTACCATGCCTTTTAGCGGCTTCTAGGGCCGTTAAACCCCCATGCGGTTTTGTGCTCTGTTCATCACCGTGGACCATTATCCAGTCTTTAGTTATCTCGTATGGCTTACGGTGGAATTTTATGCCTAGCTCACGGAAGCCCATAAAGTTCTCGTACTCTAGCTCTGGCAATCCAATCAAGCCAGGGAGCCTAGATGCTAGGGATTTGTAGAGTCTGTCCGTGTGATTGCTTCGGACGATATGGGTAACCCTGAGGTCGTAAAGAACTTCTTGGCAAGTATTTCTATCACGTCCAATAGTTCCCGACCACTCGTCCCGCCCACTAGACCAACGTGAGATGGTCTGGAAATCGAGCTCATCACCCACGCATAAAACGTCGTCAGGCTTGTACTTTGTGATGAACTTGCTAACGTTTCTAATGGCTTTTGTGTCATGAAATGGTACTTGTAAGTCAGATATAACGACTATACGTTTAATCTTCTTCTTCCTCATCCTCATATGGACTCATGTCGGGATTAGGAATAATCCAATCTGGAATACGCATCGTATCTTCAACGTACCAGCGTGCATGGTCTTTATCCCACCCAGCGCGTACTAATGCTTCATACGCTTCAACGACAGCTACAGCCCATATGTCAATAGGCTTTAATGGTTCTTTAGTATGGCGTTTAGCTGCTAGCTCTTTAGCGCGACGCGTTGCGGCCTTTTGTGCCTTTGTTCTTTTTTGTGCCATGGCGTGCGCTCCTATCGTTAGTAAGCAATTCTAGAACCATCTCCTCTAATTTTTCGATACGCGACACGATATGACTGCGGTCAATTATTAGAGGTACTTCATGGCGAATAATGTAACGCAGACCACCGATAAGGATAGCTGCGATAGATAAACAGGCCAGAACAAAAGCGGCCCAGTCTGTCGGGTTCATCGCCTTCCGAAAGCTGTGTCGTTAGGGTTTAGATACCGAAGGATGACTGGCAGACTCGCGGCCAGAGCGGCATTCACAATTGCACTGGCATCCCACCCCACCGCTAGGTATGTCGCTATTCCTGCTGCCAAAAAGCTTCTTGCCCAGCTTGCCGCTATTGCTTTTAGTTCCTGCATTTGTGTCTCCTGTCAAAATGGGCAGGTTAAACATACTGCCGTCTTTGTCGCCCAGTTTTGTAAAGCTAATGTGTATGTGAGTTTTATGCGGGTTTATGCCGCGGTATTTTCTCCATCGGTAGTTTCCGACCCAGGAAGCGATTTTGCCGTTAAATATGATATAGCTAATTCTTTTATCAGTTCTGGCAAGTAATCGAAGCTGATTAGCAAGGTCGAACGTCGCGGACTTGTCGGATGCCAGATTAGCGTCAACGTCGAGGGCACGTACAATCTGTTCTGGGCCCACAGGATTGTGGTCAGATTTAGGACTATGCGCCTTATGTCCTGGTGACGCCGCGGTTCCATCACTACTTCTATCTCTACTGGGAAATGCGTCATCTATCATCTCCCGAAGCTGTTG